TACGACCTGCCCCAGGTCGTCGGGCTCCTCACCGAGGCCGTGAAGGAGCTGGACAAAAAGGTCGGCGCCAAGCGCCGCAGGAGCGTGTGACATGGACCTGGATTTTCTGAAGAAACTCGCCGGCATGGGCGGCGACAATTTGGGCGCATCCGCGGCCTCGCGCTACGGCGACGCTTACGGAAAGGCCGGCAAGGTCGGCAAGCTCGGGATGCGGCTCGCGTCCATGCCGCAAGAGGAGGAGGACCTTTCGTCCACGGTCTCCCTCAAGCCCCGGATGCCCACCGGAATGGACCCACGCCGGATGTACGGCGATCTGTATTCTTCCTACGGCGGCCGCAAGATGCGCGGCCTGCTCTTCGATTGAGGTGATGTATGGCTGAGAAACCAACAGACGGTCTCTTTAAGCGCCTCGGGCGCGGCTTCGACCGCTACGTCGGCGGCTTGCTGGGCGAGGACCTCGAGGGCATGAGCCCCGAGGAGAAGGCGGCCGCGCGTCGCTCTGTCATCGGCATCATCGGCCGCGGCATGGTCGACCCGTCGCAGGGCTCGGAGGCGCTCGGCGCCGTGACGCAGGCCCGCGCCATGCAGCGCGCACAGGCCGAGGTCGCCCGCCGCACCGCCGCCGCTGAGGCCGAGATGCCCCGCATCGCCGGGCGTCTCTTTGGTGGCACCGCAGGGGCGCTCGAGAGCCTCCCGGGCGGCGAGGGTGGGCCGCTGACTTCCCGCTACCGTCAGGCCCCGCAGGAGGCTCTGGCGCGGCTCTACGGCACGCAGGCGGGGCAGGATGTGATGAGAGGCCCTGCTGGCGAGAACCTCCTAAAACTAGCCACCGAGGGCGTCACCGGGCGCACCGTGGGCGGCGCGGTCTACAACCCGCTGACGGGCGGCTTTGCCCGTCCGCCGGAGGCGCAGGTCCAGACGCTTACCCCGCAGGAGGTGGCGCGCCTCGGCTTGCCGCGCGGGACGCTGGTGCAGCGAGACCCAGGCGGTGAGCTCAAGATTCTGCGCGAGCCGCCTCGGATGGCAGCGGGCGGCGGCGGCGGTGGTGGTGGCGGTGGAATGTTCCTTACTCCGGCTGAAGTTTCGGCTGAAGGACTTGCTCCCGGCACCGTAGTCCGCCGGCGAGACGGCACCATAGTCCAGCGCCCCGGCGCAGGCGGTGCTACGCCGACCGAGGGGCCGATGGCTGGCATGAATGAGCGTCAGCGTTCGGGCGCTAACATTGTCCGCGACGCTGCGCTGCAATACGCCGCCAACATTACCGGGTTAACTCTCCAAGAGATTAGCAAGAAGAGCCCGGTCGAAATCGAGAATCTCATCAAGGAAAAGGGCGGCCGAGTGTTGCAGGGCGGTAGGGCGAGGATGATGACCAATCTTCCGCTCGTCGGTGACTTCGCGCGAGGCATCGTAGAGTCGGCGAACGCTGACCTCATCGGGCCGTCCACATCGGGCGGAGCCGGCGTCGCCATGACGCAGAACCCGACCGGCCCCATCACCGGCCCCGATGTTGAAATCGGCATCAGACAGTTCCCCAACCCGATGCTGCCGGTGGATGTGCAGGCGCAGATGATCCGCTCGCTTCTTGAGCGCGGCGGCGTGGTCGAGCAGTACGACGAGAAAGGAAACAAGGTGACGCGATGAGCATCAAGGTACCAATGCCGGACGGCACCATCGCGGAGTTCCCCGAGGGGACCAGCCCGGAAGTCATCGAGCGCGTGCGGCAGCAGAAGATGCGCGCCGCGCCGCGGACAGAGACGCCTGGGATGCTCCAGACGGGTATCCGCGCCTTCGGGCAGGGGATTACCTACGGTGGCGCGGATGAGGCGATCGCGGCCGTTGAGCGCGCGGCCGGCGTGATGCCCTATGAGCAAAGCCTGCGCGAACAGGCGGCGGAGCGCGAGTCCATGCGCCGCGCCAATCCGTTGACATATGGCGCGTCAGAGTTTGCCGGGGCTCTGCTCTCTCCTAACCCGTTCGGCAAGCTCGGCGCGGTGGAAAGCACGCTGGGGCGGCTCGGCGCGCAGGCCGGCGCAGGCGCGACGACCGGCGCGGTCCAGGGCGGCCTCGAGGCTGGCCCTGACGGCAGGCTCGCGGGGGCCGTCGTAGGCGCCGGCGGCGGCGCGGTGACCGGGCCTGCTTTTGGTGGCCTCATGGCAGGCGCGCGCGGTGCGCGCGACATCTTCCAGCGCGCCATGCGCCCCGATGAACCGCGGGTCGCTTCCCAAGAAATGCTCGCCGCCATGCGCGAGGGTCCGCTTACGTCCAGGCAGATGCTGCAGGACATCGCCCAGAGGCGACCCGGAGAGATTAGGCCGCTTGGCTTGATGATGGGGCAGTCTGGGCAGGGCGCTACCGAGCGCGCCGCCATCGGCGGCGGGGCGGCTGGCGATGTCGTGCGAGAGTTCTCTCAGGAAACGCTCGCCGGCTCCGGCGGCCGCGTGATGAACATCGTCAACGAGATGACCGGCGGCAACCGCCAGTTCGCGCAGGACATCCTTGAGAAGTACAACAAACTCCGCAACGCCAACGCGAGCGATCTCTACGGCAAGGCGCGCGCGGTCGGCTATGTGCAGGACGATGAAATCGTCAACCTCATCATCGGCGACCCGCTCCTGCGCAAGCTCTACAAGTCGGCGCAGACCAACGCGGCGCGGCAAGAGAATCTCAAGATCCCAGACCTGGTGGACAAGGATGGCAACCTCATCCAGAACGCCTACCCCACCGTGGCGGGCCTCGACTATCTGATGCGAGCCGTTCGCACCAAGAAAGACCAGGCATTCCGAAATCAAGATGTAAACGCTTCGGGCATCCGTGCGCTGTTCGATCGTCTTGACGGACTCACCAAGAGCGCCGTTCCGGAGTATGGGGCAGCACGCGCGCGGTTCGCGGAGGATTCCGAGCTCATCAAGCTGTCTGAGCTCGGCCAGCGGTTCCAGAATATGCCGCAGTCTGACCGTGCCACGGCGCTTCGCGGCCTGACCCCCGATCAGGTCGGCGTCGTGCGCGACACCGCGCGCGATACCTTCTACAACCGACTGGCCTCGATGGACGACGCCAGCCTCGCGCGCGCCCTCACATCATCGCGCCAAAACAGAGACTTGCTCGAGTTCCTCGCCGTGAGCCCAGACGCAGCCGCACAGGCTGCGCTGCGCATCAAGGCAGAGCGACAACTGCAAGAGTTTTCTCGCAACGTCAACCCCAACCTCGGCTCGCGCACCGCGCGAACCACGGCGGCGGCTGGCGGCGGCGTGGACCAACTGGCGCGCGCGGAGCAGACCGCAGAGTTCGTGAGCGGCGGGACGGCCTCTAGGCTGATGACCATCCTCAACATGGCGCAGGGTCGGCTGCGCGGCCTCACCCCGGCCGTGCGCGAGGACATGGCCAAGATGCTGACGGAAATCGACCCGCAGCAGCAGCGTGCCATCCTTCAGCGGCTTTCGGCAGAGGATCGCAAGCTCCTCCAAGAGGACGCCGCCAGGCAGCTCAAGAGATTTGAGAGCGTGCAGTTCGGTGGACGGCTCCCGGGCCTCTTGTCCACGGAGGAGCGATGACCGAGCCCACATGGATGCACCGCGCGCGGCGTTACCTTGGCCTGCGCGAGACGCCGGGCAAGGCGACGGCGCCGGTCATCTCGCGGTGGCTCCTCGAGCTCAAGGCGTGGTGGCGGGATGACGAGCGACTCAGGGGGCTCCAGCGGTGGCTAAAGTAGACCGCTACAAGAGGCTCGGCATCCCGCGCCGGTTTCAAATCCACGGGCACGAGGTGCGCGTCAAGATTTTGACGGATGTTAGCTGGCGGCGGCTTAAACTTCCTAAAGATGCGGTCGGCATCTTCGACCCCACCTCCCATGTTATCGCTTTGCGGAACGAGCTCGGGGACACCGAGCTGGGCCATGCCTTCTGCCATGAGTTCACGCACGCCTTGCTCGACGCCATGAACCACAAGCTCTCGTTCAACGAGGTATTCGTGGACAACTTTGGGGCGATCCTGCACCAGGCGCTCCAGACGTTCACCACGGCCACTAGATGACCCCCAAGCGGCACCTCATCATCCCCGACGCGCAGATCAAGCCGGGGGCCAACACAGAGCACGTCGAGTGGGCAGCTCAAGCCATCGTCGAATACCAGCCGGATGTCGTGGTGTGCATCGGCGACTGGTGGGACTTTCCGTCGCTCAACTCGCACAGCGAACCCGGCTCCCAAGAGCTCGAGGGCACCCGATACCAGGAAGATGTTGAGGCCGGGAACGAGGCATTCCGGCGACTCTGCGCGCCAATGATGGCCGACCAATCGCGGCGCGTGCAAGGCAAGCGCAAACAATGGAACCCTCGCAAGGTCTTCATCCCGGGCAACCACGAGGCGCGCGCGGATCGCGTGGCGTCACGCGAGCCCAAGTGGAAGGGCACCATCGGCTCGCATAATTGCCAGACGCTCGACTGGGAGCGCCCGAAGTTCCTCGAGATCGTCGAGATCGACGGCATCAAGTACTGCCACTATTTCCCGAACCCGTTTTCCGGCCGCCCCATAGGCGGCACCATCACGAGCCGCCTAGGGCATATCGGTTCATCCTTCGTGCAGGGCCACCAGCAGGGCTTCCTGTATGGGTCGAAGCAGTACCCGGACCATGTGAAGCACGGCCTAGTCTGCGGTCGGTTCTACATCGACCACGAGGGGTATCGGCCCGAGGATGTGCAGCGGTCGGAGTGGAGCGGCATCGTCGTGCTCAACGAGGTGCGCGCAGGAAACTACGACCTCATGCCTCTGAGCATGGATTACTTACGACGCAAGTTCGGGTAAGTGGCCGGCTGCGGAGATGGGGCCGGCGCTCCAAGTGGGGGTGCGCTCCGCTCGCGGGTGGTCAGTCGTCGAGATTCAGGTCTTCAAGTATGGCAGCCGCGTGTGAGCAGTACCAAGCAGCCTTGCGCAGATCCTGCGCGTAGGCTTTTTTCTTGTCTGCGCGCATCAAGTACTTGATGGCCGCCCCACGGCAGTAAGCCACCGTCTGGAGACTCCCGAGCGCGGCGTGGATGACGTCGATCGCCTCGACCTCATCGCCGTTCGGCAGCACCAGCCTGTAGTGGGCCGGATTGTTCACCATGTCCTCATCAACTAGGTCGCTGATGAGGTCGTCCCACTCGTCGTCGTCGAGCTTCATGCGCTTCATCACGCGGCCCTCTTCTTGAGCTTCTCGTGCAGGTCGTACAGCGCCCGCAGGTGCAGGAACGCCGGCCAGGCGTCATCGTCGAGCGACGGGTAGTAGTGATGCCCGAAGTCGCCGTTCTCTTTCGAGAAGCGCAGCAGGTGGTACCCGCCGTCGATCTTCTTGTCGGTGCATTCCTCGTAGGCCTTGGCGTAGGCCGCGAGCTGACAAAGCATCTCGGGGTACACCCCGTTCGATGTCTTGAAGTCTCCCAGGACCAACTTGCCGTCCAACCTGCCGATAAAATCCAAGGTGCCACCGTACCGGTGCGCCTCGGATATCACCTGCACCTCGCAGTCGATGATTTCGAGCTGGGTGCCCTTGCACCAAAACTCAAACGCCGAGTACGCCGACCCCGCCTGACGCTTGAACGCATCGCGGTCGACGACCGTCTTTGCGTCCAGCGCCTCGGTGAGCACGGTCTGCGGGTTGCCGCCCTTCACCCACGCCTCGCACATGGCGTGGACCGCCGTGCCTATGGCGAGGATGTCCGAGCCCTCGTAGAGGCCGGCGGGGGATTGCTCCCCCCGCCCCTCGAGCACGCCGTGCTCGCGCCCGGTCTTGTAGGCCCAGTTGATCAAGGCGCCGGGGTCCTTAATCTTGAGCACCGTGGTCACGCTCGGGATTCGCTTCCCGTCGGCCGCCCGATATCCTAATTTTGCTGTAGGCATGATTAGAAGCTCAGGTCGTCGTCGACGAATGACTCGCCGCCCGCGGGGGTCGGCGCGGCCGGTGCCGCCTTCGGCGCCGCCTTCGGGATGTCGATCACGCGGTTGGCGATCTTCTCTTGTACCCACGTCGGCAACTTGTCGAACATCACCCCGTTGGGCGCGTCGGTCGAATAGACCAGCGCCTCGCCCTCGAGCACCGGCGCCGTCATTCCCTTGGGCATCGGCATGATGCTGGTCAGGTTCGCGTAGGTGCGGTCGCCCTTCGTGGCGTGCGTGACGTTGATGAACGCGGGCTTTCCGGCGACCTTCGACAGGTCGAATGCCTTGAGCTCCTCGGCCGTGAACGACTTGCCGCGCCAGGCGGTGAGCAGCGCGTAGAGCGTGCTCTTCTCGTTCAACGACAGGCCCACGGTGCGGCTGATGACCGCCGGCAGGTCCTTCGTCTCGCCGTCCTTCGTGATCTCGACGCGGATGCTCGGGATCTGGAACCGCAGCACGACGGTTCTCTTTGGAGCGAATTGGCCGCCTGGGCTCGGCTGCACGCCGAGGTCCGCCACCATGTCGCAGATGGCCGGGTGCGGGCCGGCCGCGAGGGGCTTGCGGGGCTCGAAGCTGCCGCCGCTGGAATTGCTGATAATCAAACTCATAACACTTCTCCTCGGCTCGCCATGATTCTGGGTGGCTTATGCCGTGCCCAGTTTGGAGGGGGAGCCCGCCTCCGAAATCGAATTCTAGCCTACTGCATCACCTCGACCAAGGCCCAGCAGAAGAGCA